ATTGATGGTACTTATAGTACTGCATTAGTTTCAACAAACTCTACTATTCCTACTAGAGGTATATATAATTTTAATAACGGTGAACTGTATACTACTCGTAAGCACAATCATGTTGTAAAAAGAAACGGACTATGGTTAGTATTACAAGCACACCAATTGCAAGTAGGTGATATTTTTCAAGATATAAACTTAAACGAAGTTACAATAACTTCAATTGATATTGAAGATAACTTTATAAATATATACAGTTTAAATGTAGAAACTGATGATGTTTACTATGCAAATAATATTTTAACTCATAACGATAGATAAAAGGTATGCCAATAAGTATATTTCAATTTTCTAATACAAAACCTCAAGCTGGTACTATAAATCTACTATATTCTCAATCTATAGGTAATAGTGGTCATTTTACTATTGTAGGGGCGTGTATTCCTTTTGAAAGTGCAAACGGTATCGATATAGAAAATTCATTACAACAGCTTACTGAATTCACTATCAATAAAAAAGATGCAGCTGAAGGAATAGATAAAGTAGTATTCGATGTATCTCAAAAAACTAGAAAAAGCGGATATTATTTTGTTCAGTTTAATCGTTCAAGTTACATTAATAATGCAGAGCTAGTTTTAGGTGATGATACTACATTTGTTAGTGAAAGCTTTACTAACGTAAGTGGGTCGTTTATTTCTGACCAAAACGGTTCGTATGACAATATACCATCAGGTTCAGTTAATGAAGCAGTATTAGTTGATCCGTTTATTGTAGGTTCGTTTACTAATTCTGATTTTGAACCTCTAATTAGTAACGCTACTCAATTAGAACCTAATTCATTTAAATTTTTAGTAGATAGAAACGAAGGTCAAATTAATCCAAAAAATTATCAAGCCATAGTAAGTAGATCAGCTGTAAAAGCTAATGTACAAGATTCTAATTATACTGATACAGGTTTAATTAATGCTAGATACGATGGTTCTAAGCTTGACAGCGGTAGTGTAGTAGGAGATAATCCCGGATTATCTTTCTTGAGATTTGGTGGTTCAGTTCATAATGATGACGCTGATAATGCTACTATAGTTGCTATTAGCCCGCAAGAAAGGGTGATAGAACAAATTTATTTTAATTTTGATAATACTAAAATTATAAGCTCATCTGCTACTGAGTCATCGTTTTCAAGTGTGCCTGAAGTAGGGCATTACTTATACAACTATGATGATAATATAAACAGGTATAGTAGATTAGTTAATAGTAAAATATTTAACCTGGAATCAGGAGCAGTAATAACTACTGATAATACAGGATTAGTTATTGCTAGATCAGCTAATTTAGTTACTGATCCTTCTCCAACTCCTAGCCCAACCATATCAGTAACTTTGACAGCATCACCAACTCCTACTGTAACTCCTAGTATAACTGTTAGTACTAGTATTACTCCTAGTATTTCAGTAACACCAACACCAACACCAAGTCCATCTGATACATCATAATGTAAAACAAAATTTATTTTAATTATTATAGATATTTATAACAAACACACACAAAGAAATGGGATATTTAAATAACTCTGTAGTAACCGTAGATGCGATTCTTACCAAAAAAGGTAGAGAATTATTAGCACGAGGGGACGGTTCTTTCAAGATAACTCAATTTGCTCTTGCAGATGATGAGATCGACTACACACTTTACAATCCGAGCCATCCCTCAGGTTCTGCTTTTTATGGAGAAGCAATCGAAAACATGCCGTTATTAGAAGCCTTTCCAGACGAAAATCAAATAATGAAGTATAAACTAACTACTCTTCCTAGAGGTACTTCTAAACTTCCAGTACTAGATCTCGGATTTGCTTCTATTACATTAAAGCAAGGAGCATCTTTAGCTATTACCCCTCAAACGCTAAATTATTTAGGAGCTACTACTAGCTTTGAATCTAATGGATATACAGCAACTATTGCTGATACGAGAGTACTTAGTTCATTCACCGGGGTAGGTATAAATACTGATGAAGCTGAAAGACTAAATAGTACTACTACTGTAGGTACAAATGTATCTAAAACTGTAATAGGTACTTCTATAAACCTAACAGCTACAGCCATCAATACTTTATTTGGTACTAGAACTCAATTACAAACAACTATAACAGTAATAGGTAGAGACTCAGGTGCACGTCTTACACTACCGGTTACTATTACAAAAACTAATTAATTTATAAAAGATGTCGTTTAAAAGATTTGACCCTCAAGATATAGTAATTAGTGCTGAATCCGTAACTGCGCCAGTATGGAGTAATTCAGTAATAGAACTAGCCACATTTTTTACTTCTTCTGCTCAAGTAGCTGGAGCTTCAGGAGCCTACTATTATAATGTTTACCAAACAGCATCAGATGATACTACAGCAGCAGTTCAGTTTTCTGTAGCTTATGGAGATGTAGTAGGATCTGGATCACTACATTTTAATTTAGCTGTATCAGGAGCATCTCCTTCTAAAACTATATACGGTCAATATAGATCATTAGTATTAGGAGATGAAGAAGGTAACTTTGTATTCGGTTCAGAAACTGGTTCTCATTTCTATGTAATATCGATTGATAGAGCTAGGTATAAAGAAAAACTACTACCAGGTACTTTTAGTTTATTATTATCAGGTTCTGGTGAAAACGTATTTTTAAATTTAACTGATAATAGTCAAGTAGCTACAACTACTAACTTTAACGATGCAGGTAGAGTATTTGACGTAGTATCAGGTAGTTTAGGAAATGTATACACAGGAGTTAATGCTACAGGTCATTCTGCAGGTTCAGGATCTTACGGTTTCTTCTTACCTGACGTTGGTATAATAATACTAAATGGTAAAGCATTAGATGGATCAGCTGCTGATGGAGGATTAAACTTAGGGACTATACGTACTATGAATACTGAAGGTAGTGGATCAGAAAAATTATTTAATGCAATTAAAAAAGGAGCATCGTTTAAACTTAATTCTGAAGAAACTATTTCTTCCAACTTTGTATTTGTTAGAGCAAGAAATGCTGAATTTAACTATTCTGCTAATCCTTCTAACGTAACTGGTTCAGGAGAATTGAGACATAACGTAATGGTTAATAACCCTCAAGCCTATGCTACTTCAGTTGGACTATATAATGATAATAATGATCTACTAGCAACTGCTAAATTATCTAGACCTTTGCTAAAAGATTTTACTAAAGAAGCGTTGGTACGTATAAAGCTTGACTTTTAATGAATGGGAGCTTACAAAAAGTTAAACAAACAGGATGTATACATAACATCTTATGAAGCAAATAAGTCTTACCAAGCACTTGGTGACTCAGGATTTGAAACATATGATGTAGATGGGTTTTATGTAGAATCGAGCTCAGGAGCTTATTACCCTGCTATTTTTCATAACTTCACAGCAAATTCAGGTACTGTATACAATAGGTTTACTAGTTATAAAAGTATATACCAATTATATTATTCAAATTTTATTTCTCAGTCTACAGATACAGGAGAAAACTTACAGTCAGGTTCATTTGATAACTTTATAATGTCTTCTTTAGCTACTGGTTCTTATAAAACTGGTTTTAGAATTTTACCTGACAGAGCTAATATTTTTTCGGTACCTAGAAAACATATAGGGGGAGGTATAAAACCTAATTCATTTATTTTATCTGTTTCTGGAGCAGCAGTATTAGATGCATACTCTAGTTCATTTTTTGTAAGTGGAGCTGATTATATAGAAGATGGAGCAGACGGCTTACCTGAAAGCTCAGATGATTATATTCAAGCTCCTATACCAGAAGAATTACTTAGATCAGGTCCTGGAGCTGAGATTGTAGATGATGGGGAAGGTAATTTAGTAATATCAGCTTCTAATTTTTTATCAACTACTGGTAGTTTTAAAGTAGGAGATGTAATTTACCCTCACGGTATATTTACACTTACTTCTGGTAGTATGATAGATTATTACAGAACTGATTTAGATTTTCGATGGAAAGCATCCCACCCTATTTATACATATAATATTAGGTGTCAAGTAAAAGATCATGAATTAAATTTTACTCAACATCCGTCAGCAATAACAGGGTCAGAAGGTATACTTCATAATAACGTTACAGGAAGTGCTTTTCAACCTTATATTACGACAGTAGGATTATATAACGATTCAAATGAATTATTAGCAGTAGCTAAGTTTGGTCAACCGATACCTAAATCTGATAGTACTGAAATGACATTTGTAGTAAAATTAGATATGTAAATTAAAAAATTATGTCTCAGATAACTCTTAGGATAGCAAAAGGTTCAGCTCTGACTCAATCAGAGATGGATGATAATTTAAGGAATTTTATCAATTCCGCTTCGGTAGATATTACTACCGGACAACTGTCTTTATTTACTTCAGAAAGTTCTGGAGCCGAAAAACAAATTGATGTTAGACCAACTTGGATTGGATATAGCGGTTCATCAACAACAGGAGTAGCTTCAGTAACCGGTTCTCTTTTAGTAACAGGTGATATAACTGCACAACAGTTTAATACTGAAATAATTTCTTCATCAACTATATTTGAATCTGGTTCTACTATATTTGGTGACGATAGTAATGATACTCATCAAATTACAGGTAGTTTATTAGTAACCGGCTCTCAAACACTTACCGGAAGTCTAAACGTATCAGGTCAGTATACTACAACTAATATTATAGAATCAACTGGTCAATCTAGTAAAATTAGATTTCACTACGATGAGTTTGATAATCTACCATCTGCAACTACATATCACGGTATGTTTGCTCATGTACATGCAACAGGTTCAGCATATTACGCCCATGGAGGTAACTGGGTAAGAATAGCTCAATCTGCATCATTTGCTGTTCCAATAGCAACTCTAACTGCAGCAAGTGCTTCTCATGAGACTGCTATCAATACTCTTAATGCTAAAACTTTAGTTTCCTCATCTGATCAAATTGCAGACGAAATATCAGGATCATTTGTTGAAGCTAGTTCTTCTTTTAGTACAAGAATAACAACTGCAGAAACTGAATTAAGTAATACTTTAATATCAAGCTCTGATCAAATCTCAGATGAAATAAGCGGTTCATTTTCAGCAAATCATCTTAATAGTAAGATAGTAGGTATAATATCAGGAGCAGCTCAAATTACCGCTTTGGGGTATCCTCTTTCTACAGGAGGAGGACTTTTATCAGGAAGTCAGCAGATAGACGATCTAGGATTTTTAAAGAATGAAGGAGATAGTGTAGTATCAGGCTCTACTCAAGTTATATCATTATTACCAACTGGTACAGTTTCTTCATCAGCTCAAACTATTTTAAATCTTCCTACAGGTACAGTTTCTTCATCAGCTCAAACTATATTAAACTTACCTACAGGAACTATATCTTCATCAGCTCAACTACCAACTGGTACTATGTCTGGTTCAGCCCAAACTATTGCTAACCTACCTACAGGAACAGTATCTGGTTCGATTCAAATATCTGCTTCAGCAGCAGCTAGTGGATTCGGTAGTGGAGGATCAGCTGCAACAGGAACAGTTTCTTCGTCTGCGGAAGGTGATGCTCAAGGTCAGATAAAACTCAACGGAGTAAATGTAGATGTAAACCTTATGGGTAGCGGTGATAGCCCTACTTTTAATAATCTTACTGTTGCTGGTGATTTAACAGTTACTGGTACTAGAACTGAATTACAAATTACTCAGTTAAATATAGAAGATAAATTAATATCAGTTGCAAGTGGATCAACTACTTCTGCTAACGCAGATGGTGGAGGATTTCATATTAGCGGTTCTGATGTGTCAATGACCTGGGATGATAGTAATGATAGATTATTTTTTAGCACAGGTTCATTCTTTAGCGGTTCAGTAGAAGTTAGCGGAGATGTAACTGCTTTCTCTACTTCAGATGAAAGATTAAAAGATAATGTAACTCCAATAGAGAGTGCAATAGATAAAATAAATCAAATAGGAGGATATGAATTTGATTGGAATAATAGTTCTGAGCATAGCGGTCATGATGTTGGTGTTATCGCTCAAGAAATCGAAAAAGTGCTGCCAGAAGTAGTAGTAGATAGAGATACAGGCTATAAAGCAGTACGTTATGAAAAAATTGTCGCGTTACTTATTCAAGCGATTAAAGAGCAACAGTTACAAATAGATGAGCTGAAAAGCAAAATCTAGCGACTAACAAAATATGGATAATATGCCAACAGTACCCTCTTGGACTTACCAAGGGAGGTTAATCACTGATATTTCAGATATGCCAAAAGATACCTATGGGTTTATCTATGAGGTTAAATATAAACCTACTGATACCCGCTACATAGGTAAAAAAGTCCTATTTTTTGAACGCAATAAAAGACTAGGTAAAAAAGCTTTAGAAGCATTAAGAGAAGAAAGAAAGGCAAAAGGAATAGGCGGTAGAGTACCTCTCAAACAAAAAGTAATAACCGAATCAGATTGGAAAGACTATTTTGGTTCTCAAAAAGAAATAGTTGCTCTTGCTAAAAAAGATCAAGCAGGTAAAAATTGGGAAAAAAAAATATTAGAGTTTGTACCTAATAAAAAGCTATTAACTTATTATGAGACAAAGCACCTATTTATAAATAACGTACTTGAGGACTCTTATAGTGCTCATATAAACGACAATATATTAGGTAAGTTTTACCGAAAAGATTTTATAGATGAGACTAAGTGATATAATATTAAATGAAGAATTAGGAGTAGCAAAAAGAAAGTTACAGGATATGCTACAACAAAATGATGCTGATTTTATAGTAGATGCTATTATGAGTATTGAAGATGAAAATGTATTAGATGTTTTAGTTGATGCTATAGAAGATCCTAAAAATTATAGAATATAAAAAAATGATAAAGCTTAAAGACATAGTCGGGTACCCATCTCTAAAATACCATTTAGATAATGGTCTATCCTTG